GCAGACCGGGCCATTCTTGTTCAACTCAATGCTTCCAAGAAGGTTAACAACCGAGCTTAGTCAGCTGGCTGCAGCCCTTATCGAAAGATGAGGAAACTGAAGATTAACCTTTCATGATTTACCTGTTCTCGAAAGAGAACGGGATCGCTCGACGTTGAATGGACGTTTGGATACTGGGAATACTTTCAATGAAAGCCCGCATTCCAGGAAACTGGTTGCGGAGGCGCAGTAACCGTAAAACGTACCACTTGATCTAGTCTTCCATTAGAATAGGAAACGACCTAGGTATATGGGGTTAAACTCCCTGTCCTGAATAAAGAATAAAGGACTTTAATATATTGAGGCAGAGGTTACAATAATCCTCTTTGCTCCTTTTGGATGGCTCCATCAATGGTACTTAATAGGTTATGGGTGGAACCACTTGGGTTTCCCTCTCCCTCCTTACAAGACCCCAACTTAGAGAACGAACCGAAGAGTTCGGTGTGCGAAAGCGCATAGGCACTCGCAGGTACCTTACCTACAGGTCCCTTCTACCAGGGGGGGACCCAAGCCGAAGAGGCTCAGGTGTGGATAATCCTGTTATGTAAAGATATACTTACGATGATGATTAAACCAATACTTTATAAAATTATTGACTTATTCTCACCGGTAAGAATTAAATCCGCTGATGTTAATGCCATGTCCATCGTAAAAGGTGGAACTTGGTGGGTTAAAGTATTCATTAGATTACTTTCTCCCATTGGGTTGTCTGTTACCGGACCGCGAGTACGAGCTATAGTTGTTATATTCAAAAGAATTTCAACACTCGGACAGCAGCAAGGGATTAGGGGACTTGTCATCTACCTAAAAGCTTGCCACGTGTGCCTCACGCAGGCGCTTGCTGGACATAAAATTAAAGACACTTCTAGACTCGGATGTCGGGTATCCCGAACCAATAAAGGGTATCCGAGGTTGATTCTATCTTCGGATAGAATCAGAGTTTTGGGTAATGAACCTGGAATCTTGCGTTTTTATCAGACCATATTTGGTCTATACAGGATCCTAAGTTTTGAAGGGAAACTGAGATTCGGTTCTATTACGAACCCTTTCTCAGGGTCCGAATCATTTATTATGAATGATTTGGTTCCCCTAATACCATCCTTTATCGCGGCTTTACCGCTGCATAAAGTTACATCCCTCAGAGATGGGGGAGTTACATGGATTGGCGGTCTTAAAAGGGTTATCACCCCAGGCCGACCCGCTATGTATGCACACCTTTTAGGTCTGTATGCAGAGCTGAAACCGTTGTGGCTTGCCAAATCGGCTGCCGGAACGGACCATGAAGGTATTCAGGTATCATCTCATCCTTTCTTAATGTTA